ATAAAAACTAATCTCTAGTTACAAGTGCGGCTTTGACAGCTTCAAGTAATTTATCATCAGCAGAAGTTTTGGTTAGTTTAACCGCCTTCTCTAAAACTACTAAACAAATCTCAACAAGTTTTTCTCCCAACTCTTCATCATCGGGAATCTTTTTCACTGCATCAGAAACAATTTTTGATGCGAATGGTAATAAAAATGACAACATTTTCCTGTAAATACACTCATATTATATAGGTGAGTTATAGTCCTCCGCCACCTCTTGCTGATGCCGTACCAGCTCTACCACCTCTAACAGGTGGAAGTTTAAGATTTCTTAATTTTTCACCAGCTTTAGGTAAGGTATATGCTCCAAGTGCAGCTAATTCCATTTCACCTCTATCACCACCACCCATAGCAGGTTGTGTTTGTGTTTGTGTCTGAGGTAGAACTTGATTCATATTCATGCCTGGAATACCCAACTGCATTTGTTGTGCTGATCTTACAGCATTCTGCATATTTTTTGTATCAACTCTACCTTTTCCTCGCAACATTCTATTCATACTATAAAGACCAGCAACGAATCCTAGAGGGCCTCCCAATGCTTGTCCAGCGGCCGCTGCTGCACCTCTATAATCTTTTCGAGAAAGTAATGCACCAGCTTCAGCACCCGCTAATGAAGGCGCTGCTTGTTTCGCAGCAAATGAACCTAGAGCAGTAAGCATAGATACTCTACCTTCGGGAGTTTTTAAACTTGCTTTTGCCCTTGGTTTTGATGGATCAACCACATCCACAGCTCTAGAAAATCTCTTAGTCATATCTAATTCTTTTATTTTAGGATCTTTTTCTGCTTTGTCTCTCACGGCATCTACCTCTGGATCTTGAATGCCTGCAAGTTGTCTATTTGCTCGTTCTCGTTCTGTTTGTGATCCCTTTTGTGCATCATCAACAGATTTCCTAAAGTTTTTATACAAATCACCAAAGTCACCTTGCTTCTCAGTTTCTACTGGTGGTGTTTCTACTGGTGAATTAATATTCACGTTTGGAGATGTATTATAAGTTACAGTGTCTTTTTGACCACCAGCATCAGTTTTACTTTGTGTAACGTTAATTACTTTTTTATTGAAATCTTTATATGTTCTTTGTCCTTTTCGACCATCTCCAGCACCTGTAGTTACTCTTTGATCTTTGAACTTTGTTTGACCTCCCTTATTAGTTTGACTTTGTGTAACTGTTTCTTGATCTGGTTTTCCATAATCTACTTTTTCACCACTATCTTTAGCCTCGGTGTCACCTGTTACGTCTGGTTTTTTTACTTCTGGTTCTTTCTTAACTCTCGGTTTCCCTGCATCACTTCTTTTTTTTCTTTTATCTGGAGTTGTATATGTTACAGTTTCTCCACTATCTTTAGCATCAACATTACCACTTACTTTTCCTCTTACAGTTGTATCTTTTTCTCCAGACGCAGAAAAATCATCACCCTCTCTATCAGACTGAGTGACTTTATCTTTAGTTACTTCTTGATTAGCAGCAAAATCTTTATATGATACCTTACCTGTTTTTCTTTCCTCTGGTGTTCTTCCAGCTTTTCTTCCATCACCCTTGCCTGCTGTAACTTCAACACCACCTCTACCAATTATTCCAGTTCGAGTAGAAAACTGATCTTGATCTACTACTCTTTCTCCCTTTCTAGCCGTTTTTGGGTTTGAATAAGCATCCCTTTTAACTTGCGCTCTTCTTTTCTCTACTTCTGCTTGAGATTCACCACCTTTCGTAAGAGTTTCACCTGTTTTAGGATCTCTCACCTCATCTGGTGTCTTAACATCATCTAAAGGTTCATTAGAAAAATCTTTAAGTGATTGGTTTTTTCCAGATTGAGCTCTCTTTTTCGCCTCTTGATCTAGTCTTGTTTGTCTTTTTTTATCCTGTGGATTCTCAAGTTCTCCAGTATCAAAACCACTTCTTAAACTTTTGGCAGTTTTCCTTACAGTCTTTTTAAGTCTCTGACCCTCTGGTGAATCTTGAAATTTTTTCTCAGCTTCTGGATTAGAAAACTTAGGATCTTTTATATTCTCAATAACATACCCACCAAAAGCCTCTGCAACTTTTGTTAAGTCAAACTCGTCTTGAACGTTAGCTTTTTTTTTACTTTTATTTTTACTTTTCTTTTTCACATCCATAATCGCACCCTTACCATACTTCTTTTCAATATCTGCCTTCACAAGTTCATATGCAGATGGTATTTTGCCACCATGTTTCTTCCTCAGTTTTGCTTGATAAACAGTGTCTCCTTTAGGTTGTTTGCCTGTAGGTGTGTTAGATCTTTCTCTTGTTTCTTTTGATCTATGATCACCACCAGCCATTGCTATACGATCTCTGTAATGATCATACTCTTCCTCTGGAATGTATTCCTGATTCAACATTTGTTTTTGTTTCCTATTGACAACAGATTTTGTTGATTTCTTATCATCAGCCCCCTGTTGATCAGGCATGACTATGCAATTCGGGGACATGGGAGATACCAGTCCCCCTTTTACTTTTTTACTTGTTCGTTGAAATCTAAATCAATTCTCCACGCAGAGAATCCTTCCTTGACACGACCACGTTTTTTTGCAATTGCTTTACCGATTGCCTTACGACGAGATGAAAGATACTTATCAGTTCCATCCTTCTTACCATCATTATTGATGTCACCATCTTCCTGTCCTACAGGATCCATTCTCTTTCCAGGCTTCGTATTTGTTTTAGGAGTCATTTTAAATTCATTTACAACTTCCTCTTTCTTAACGCCTCGTCTTGCTTTATGATCAGCTCTTCTATCATTTCTAATACCACCACCTAACTCAAGTGATCCATGTGGATTACCATATCTCTCATCCCTAACAGTTGCTCTTTTGTATTCTGGTGTTTTCTTATCAACCTTTGCCTCATCCATCACTTGTTCATACTGCGATGCAGCACCAGCACCCATCGGACTATTGTAATTTGGCCCTTTATTTGGTTGTCCTTTTTTGAGTGCCATGTTTTCTGGATTTCTCTCAAGTTTATTTGTTTTTACAACCTTTGGAAACTTATTTGCTTCAACAATCTTCTTTCCTTTTGCTCTTTTCTTCTGTTCTTTCTTAATCCTAGCTAACATAAACTTATTAGATGGAGAACCATCCTTACTCATATCACTAAACTTTTTATGTGCTGCAGCAAGATCATCATCACTTTGTCTCGCCATTTTTTTATCTTCTACTACCACCTCTTCACCAATAAGTTTTTGTTTTGCCATTGACTTCACAGCATTCGGTGCTGGTGATGCACCAAGTATTTGAATATATACTTTTTTCTTTTCTTCTTCTGAAGCACCAGGCTTTATTTTTCCTTTCGCTTTATAACGAACGTCTGATGCTAATTGAGATGCCTGTTTCTCAACATCACTGTCACCAGCTGCATGTCCTCTCTTTGCTTCATAAACAGCTTGATATGCATTAACCAAGTCTTTTTGTAATTTTGAACTAAGCATTACTCTTCGCACGTTTCTTTCTAGATTTATTTATAAAATTAATGATGATAGGATTATGTGAAAGTCTCTGAGTATAATCTCTCAAAGAGTCTGTTCCAACTTCTCTTTGACTTGAAGGCACACCAGAAATCTCTGTAAATTTCTCAGTGATATCTTTAATCCATGATTTGAACATAATATTTTCTTCTGTCACTGCGATAATATGATTTGCACCTGTACGAATAATTCTACCAATCAATCCAGTGTTATCATTCTCTACAACATCGCCAACACGGAATACATTTCCATTCATATAGTTTTCACGAAGACCTTTCCAATCAAACTTTGGAGCAATCTGCCACATTTCATTCTGTTGTTTCTTCATCTTCATTCCTTTTTGTATCGCAGAATATAACTCTCTTGCTCTATCATCCTTTAAACTTTGTGGTATGCCAGATCTAAACGTATCGTAATCATCATCTGCAGCAGCCTTTCTTAATTTAGATGCAGACATGGCACTAATACCATCTCCATCTGGATCACGATCTCCAGCAGATATTACATTGATACGATCAAACTTATAAAGTTTATTGTTGTATTTGTTTGCCAAGTTTTCAAATTCTTTCTGACGATCTTGTCCAACCACAATATTAACAGACTTTGCACCTCTTTCACTTGCACCTTTCAAAGCATCAAAGATTGTTCTTGCATTTGGATTATTCATGATATGTTTCGCATGTTGTGGAAACATCTGTTGCATATATCCAATCTTTGTATCTGCATCTAACGGATTCTTCTTTGGATCATTCGATCTTGATGGATAGATTTCGTAGTTACCTTTACCAGCAACCTGTTTTACCTTACTGAAAAGTCTTTCATGTCCAGTTGTAGGTGGATTGAAACGACCAAAAGCCACAGTCATATCAGCTTCGTTGTCATCCTTTGGGTTAGGATTCGCAACTGTCTGAGAAGAAACTGCTTCGTATATAAATCTTGTAAAACTTTTCATATTTGAGGTGTTGGCATGGGATTACCCTTTTCCCAGTTCTTATCTGCGGTGAAGTTTGCACGACTGAACTCTAAACGATCTACCAGTTTAAGAGCCCGACCTGATCGAATTGCAACGAATCCTTCAGGCGCAGTCACACGATAACCATCTGGTGTTCTTAGGAAAGTTCCAAAAGTATTCACTTGTTGCAATTTACGAATCATAAAATTTTTCGCAGCCTGTAAGTTCATATATGATGCAACAGTCATGTATATCGCCTGTTGATTATCATTAATAAATTTGAGACCATTATTCTTTAGCTCTAAGTATTTATCTTTTGTAGTTTTCATCTTTTTGGAGGCAATCTCTTTGTCTAATGCATTTGAAAAATATATTGCAAAGTCTCTAGCAGTGTTACGAGCACCAATTAAATTACGACCTTCACGAACATATCGATTGAAGAAAGTCTTGAACATGATATTCAATGTAAATTTATTCATGTTATTCGCTTTCATTAAATCTAAAAAACGAGACGCTTGTTTTAAAGATCCCTCTGTTTTATTCACAAGATTCATGTAAGTTGTCTTCTCAGCAGGAGACATGTTTGCTTCGCCTGATGCATTTTTAAAATCAGATGAAGTTACAAATACGTTTGCATTTCCTTGAATATTAATACCACCAAAACTAGCACTCATTGTGTCTAAAGTTCTTCCACTATATTGAGTGTGAAATACTATTCCAAACTTTGCTTCATCTATCTTCTGTCCAATATCACTATCCTTGGGAACTGCATATACAATTGTATTTGGTTGAAATGCGATACAAGTATCACCACCGATGTTTGCTTCATACTTATCATCTGTAAATAAAAGATCTCCTTGTACAACGTTTGGTATTAAAAGTGTTGAGAGATATTTGTATGCATCTTTCAGTTTTTCTGCAAGTTGCCCAGGCGGATACATACCATCAACATCCTCTTCAGAGTATGCGATCTTTGGACTAACTTTATTGAATACAGATTTTGTACCAACAAAAAATCTACCGTTTTCTGGATTGACACCACAGATGATTGCAGGAGCTCCATCCCATTTTACAGTGACACGAGCATCTGATGCACCTTGATCTAACATGTTCCCTAGTGATCGAAGAAAGGCAACTGCTTCCTTACCACCTTGAGATCCGCCATTCAAGATATTGTCTTCTAAGTGTTCGAGGTGAGTGTTCTTCATTCTAATTTATAGTAAGCGGATGAAAATCTTGATTGACTTGAAGCATACAAATATATATCCTCAACTAATTGATCTCTGACTTTTTTGTCTTGAATTGATTGTAATATATCTATCAGTTGAGTGACTTGTAATTTTGAATATAAAAACTTAGGAGTGTTTATCTTTGCATTTCCTTGAAGTTCAGTTACCTGTTTATCAGTTAATCTTGCATATTTTTTTAAACCAGCTGCAATTTCTAGAAACACGCCAGTTGGATCTGATTTAACTCTCGCTGCAGCATTAGTTGGAATCTCAGGTTGTCCATGAGTTCTTAATATTAAATTAGTAGGCCCTAAACCAATCTTACCTTGATTTGCATTTGCTCCTTTTACCTCTCCTTGAAATCCTGTAAGTCCAAGACCAGCACCGAAAGATCTAAACTGTATTTTAGTTCCACCAGATAATTTAATATATCCATCAATTGATTTACCACTATACTCATATCCATTATAATTCTTACAAAATTTCATATCAGTAAAAATATTTTTTGGAGATAACGAAGCACCTGATTGCATAAGTTTTAAAGATATACCAATCAAATTTTCATGTTGAAGTTCTTCTTGTATGCATTGATTTAATCCTAATAAAGTTTTTTCTTCATCAATACATTTAAAATCATATCCTTTTTTTACTAACCATATATCAGATGGATTCCATTTGTTAATATCCATTCTCACATTCTCTATTGCTTTTACTCTTTTAAAAGCAGAGTTAATTCGATTTACTACAGCATCTCCACGATGAATTGTATATTGACCTTTTTTTCCAAAACGATTATATAATTCATTTGCACCAGTGACTGATGACTTGATCCATTCATCAGGTAAGTTATTTAATATATCAGGAATACTTCCATCTACACCAAACAAATCAGAATATTTATTAATTGTTCTTGAAGTTACATCATTATTAGTGATTGTCTTTTTCTTTCCAAAAGCTATTGCAGCATAAACTGCTTGTGCTGATTCATTTCTTGTAGTGTTCTCTGCACCAGCACCTGATCCTCCACCGCCAGTTTTTGGTTTGTATATAAGTCTTACTTTCTTTTTGTCAAAGGTAATTTCTGTTCCACCAAATGAACCTACATCTCTTGTTAGTTGTCCAAAGGGTATTCTATTTGATAGTAAAGCGTCTTCAATATTATCTCTTGTACTTGTTCTATTATTGTTTAATACTTTTATTTCTTTTATGTGTTTTGTGTCTTTAAGGACTTGGACATCATAATTCTGAAGAATTTGATCAATCACGGTTTGTTCTTCCTGTTCCATACCCCTATTTTAACACATGAATTATTTAGCGTCACCGTCAAGGTGACACTAAATTAACTGTCACCCTCGATTTAAAAAGTAATGATTTATAACTTCAATCTTTTCATGACATTTTCCAATAGCACTTAGCTCATTTTCAATTGCACCCATAACATCACAATGTTCTCCAATACCCACAGGTTGATTGAGGTAGATTTCAACATTCTGTTGATGCTTACAAATTAATCCTTGATAATAATTAAGTTGTGATTTTAAGATTTGATCACGCAAATTAATCATAAGTCTCCTTCTTTACGATTTTCAGATTGATAAACATTAAATTCTCCGCCTGGATATCTTTTCTTTAATTTTTCTACATTTCCCACAATTACATCTTCAAGTGGGATATCGAGTGCCATACATGCCTGCATTACATACCACATAACGTCACCCAACTCAATAGTAAGATGTTTTCGATTGTCATCGTTCCAAGGCTTACCTTGGAAAACCATCTTCTTGACGATCTCCATAAACTCGCCACCTTCAGCACTAATACCAACAGCAGCAGTAAGAAGCCGCTGAATATTGGCACCCTTTCCGTCAAGGTCACTAAGACTCTCAATAAAAGATTGATAATCTTTACTGGGATCGGATGTGACACCATCCACGAATACAGCGTACTTGGAGAGATCAACTTTCTTTGTCATTAAAATTTAAACTCTGCAAATTTTTTAGTTGTTTTGTCATCATAATTATACTCCTCATCTTGGCCACTGTCAAGCACATCATCTTGTGCAGATTGTTCGCAGTCATATAATCTCATCTTAGCTCGATCAACACCAATTACAAATCTACGATTATAAGTTGGATCGTTATATCTGTTCTTTAATTGTTTAACCATGATCTGTCCTAGTCCTTCCAACTCCTCCGTTGAGATGAGGGCAAACATAAGATCAGCAGTAGCGGGAAGACCAAAGGATTCAGAGGTATCGG